TGAAGAGATTTCGGCATATCGTCTCCTTGATGCATTTGAGTTTGAACCGTCAGGCTTTATGGATGTAGAGGTCCGTTGTGAAGGCAAGATGAACGTCTCTTTTACGCTCTGTCAGAGCTGCCAGGACAGGCTTGACCAGATGCTCGAGGAACTCAAGAGAGGATCCTTATGATGGAAGAACCCACAAAAGAGGAAATCTACCGTCTGGCCCTGCAGGTCGGTATCTGCCCACGCTGCATGAAGAATCTGTCGGACATCCGGACGGACGGGAAGAAGAAGTGGCGGTACTGCTTCAGCTGCTTCAGCAATTTTGACGTAGAGGAGGATTTACCCGATGACCGAACAGGACAAGGAACTGCAGGCGCTCCGGAAGGAGATCCGGATGCTGAAGTTTGAGAACCAGGAACTGAAACATGAGATCACAAAATGGGAGCACTGCCACCGGCAGGACATGGAAGACAACATCCGCCTGAAGAACCAGGTTGCCTTCCTCACCGGCAGCGACCACCTGTTGGAGGTTCAGAAATGATCATCAACGGCGTGGAAGTCTATCTCTGCGACCCTTTCATTCATCAGGAGTGCAGAGGGATAATATACGGTGGCTGCTTCGTCCGCGGTGGGCCGTGCAGATTGACTCATTTCAAGGAGTTTGAGAAAAAGATGAAGATTGTTCTGGACGAAGGGGCATACATGCCCGAACGCGCACACCCGACCGACGCCGGTCTTGACCTCCGCACCCGCGAGAAGTTTGTCCTCTGGCCGGGAAGCCACCACACCTTCGACACCGGCGTCCACATCGAGATCCCGCCCGGATGCTTTGGCCACATCGAAAGCAAGTCCGGACTGAACGTCAAAGACAGCGTGGTTTCCTGTGGAGGGATCATCGATGAAGGTTATACGGGCAGCATTGCCGTCAAGCTCTACAACTTCGGCAGGCATGACAAGATCTTTGAGGTCGGCGACAAGATCGCCCAGATCATCATCCAGCCCTACCTCGCTCCGGAGATGGTTCTGGTGGACAGCCTCGATCAGACCGACCGTGGAGATGCCGGATTCGGGAGCACCGGACGTTAACCTTGCCCGGCTTGCGTCCGCGCTGTATAATACACCTGAGAGGAGGATAGACACATGACGCTTGCTGAGCTGAATGGGCACCTGGACATGCTTACCCAGCTCCAAGAGGCCAAGGAGTCCCTTTCGAACATGCAGGCGAGAATCCTCGGCGCGTCTCAGTATGACGGCATGCCCCACGCACACGAAGCGGCCAGACGAACGGAGAACCTGTCTATCATCCTCGAGGGCCAGCTGGAGGATGTAGCCAGGCTTGAGCGGATCGTCAAAAAGTCGGAAGCCCCAATCCGGGAATGGATCGATACTATAGAGGACAATCGAACCAAGATCATTTTCTCTCTACGGTACCTTGCCGGAATGAAATGGGCTGACGTAGCCATGTGCATCGGTGGAGGAAACTCCTTCGATTCCGTCAGGATGACGGTTTACCGCTACCTGAACATAACGAACGCCCCTGAATAGCCCCGCAGCGGCCATGGGAACGACGCTCCTTGCGTTTTTCGGCCCAAACCTATATCCCAGCATCCCCCTGACCGCTGGAAACCAATGGAAGCCAAATCCAAGGCCAATTTGGCCCAGAAACAGCAAAAGAGCCCCTACCATTCTGCCGGTGTTGGCAAAATGATAGGGGCTCTCGATATTTGTCAGTTAATGCAGGCCGGTGTATGCGTTCGTGTCATCATCCGGAGGTTCGTCTTCCGGGATGTCAGGGGCATATTTCTTTTTCAGCCACTGCCACACTGCCTGATGCAGTCCGGTTGCGGCAAGGCCAGACATAATGCCTACCGCAACAGCGAGGATCGGGTCCTTCGTCGGGAATGCTTCCGAGACCATCATCGACACAATGCCGAGGATGCCGCCGAAGAATCCGCACACAATCGGGATCCAGCGGTCATCCAGCGGGGATGCCTTGCACAAGAAGCCGATCAGAAGGCAGATCACGACGATTGCGGGGAATACTTCAATCCCGAGATTCTCAATGATATCCATTTTCTTCTCCTTTCTCAGCCAGGAATGTCGATGATCTTCACGATGTCCTTGGGATCTACCTGCAGATCTCCGACCGCGATGCTCTCAAGGATCTCAAACGCTGCCTGAAAGATCGTGGTCGCCTGGACGTTGAGACGGTGTTCGGTGCCGTCTCTCGTCACAAATGCAAACTGGATGTTTTCGCCCATGGTTTTTCTCCTTTCTCAAGTTTTGGTAATCTTCAGCAATGCCGCCCAGGTGAGTGGGCCTACAATACCGTCCGCTTTCAGACCGTGATCGGTCTGATATGCCTTGACCCGCTCCGTCAGGAACGAGCCGAAGTTCGAGTCGATGTAGTTCACGCCGCACTCCTGGGCCTTGAGCAGGGCGCACAGCACTTCCACGTCCGGTCCCTTCATGCCCTCGCAGATGACCCTCGGTGGCCAGTATTCGTGCGTCGGCATGATCGCTGGTGTCGTGGCTGCAGAAATTACGGTGGACGCCGCGGATCCGCTCTCCAGGATCGGGGTGTACTCCACGAACGCCGCCGGATCCACCACGAATCCGGAGAGCTCCCGCTGCAGCCGGTCTGCCGCGTCCCGCCGATCCTTGTAATTGTTCACCGCCGGTCGCTCATAGCTCTCACAGATGGCATCGCAGCAGGCATACAGGTTAGTGGAGGTCTTGAGCATCCGGAAGAGGCCGGCATACTCCCCTTCTGTCTTCAGCTCCTTGATGCAGAAGAAGGTCTGCATGATCTCGCTGTCCAGCGCCGTGCCGTAGTATTTCCAGAACTCCCAGAGCTTTCCTTTCCGGTAGGGCAGCGTCCACTGCGCCAGGCCGAACCCAATCGCTCTGCAGAACTCCTCCTTGCTCATGGCGCCGCTGGTCGCTCTGGCCACATAGTTCTTTGAGGCCGTCCGGAACGGGTCGAAGTCGTTCTGCAGTCGCCAGGGTTCGAGGCCGGACTCGCAGGCCCAGTTGCCCATCTGCGCGATGGCCGCTTCCTCCGTGAATCCGGAGTTCCGGAGAATGGTGTATATGGTCTGGTTCCGGGTCATTCCTCCCACCTCCATTCCTCGCTTTCCTGCTCCTCAAGCCGGGAGGCCTGCGAGGCCGCAATGCAGCAGATGTACAGGCCGATCACGAGCAGGACGGCGACGATCAGCGCCGCGGTGATGATATACTTCCATTTCATGTGATCACATCCCACCTTCGTACTTCGTCTTTTACGTCGTCAATGAAGCTGTTTCCGCCAAGGGCTTTGTACGCGGCGTATTCCATCAGGAAGTTTTCCTTCTCATACTGCCGGATGGTGTCATCCTCCCTGTGCCGGTAGTACGTTCGCAGCATGTCCGAGCGGAGCATGCACTGTTCCGCTTTCTTCAGCGCCTTGGTTCCAAAAAGAAACTCCCGCACCGGTTTCAGCACCAGCGCGAGAAACGCCACGATTCCCATAAGATCCTTTGCGACATCCGCCGCAGTAGCAAGCCATTCCATGACGGCCACCTCCATAAGAAAGACCCGCTCCACTCCGGAACGGGTCAGATATTGATATTCGATTCTTTCACGGTCTGTCGGAATCTCCGATTGCCGCATCATAGTCCGTTTCCAGCATGTACAGCTTGTCGGCTGTCTCGTCGGAAAGGGCATCCACTTCCTGGATCTGGGTGACAAGCTCCTTGATGACCGCCGCCTGCCGGGCGATGATGTCGCAGAGAGATTCAAATATCTGTAGGTCTGTCATGTTCTGGCTCTCCCTCTGGGCCTCGATCTTTACTCTTCCAGCTCCCGCAGCAATGCGATCACGGCCGATCTCCATTTGCTTGGGACTTCCTCTGCGGCCAGTGCGATGGCCTCTGCCACCGTGATCTCGCCGTCCTCAATGTGCTGCTTGTACCGTCTGAAATAGATTTTCGCCATGTTGATCACTCCTCCGTTATCATTTCCGCCAGCTCGATCAGAGCATCCCCGACATCTGTCAGAGCCTCATCCTGGGCCGAATACAGGTCCCCAAGCTC